CGTAGAGGTGCTGGCTGCTGGAGGCCCGCTAATTCAGGAATTTTACGAGGGTGAACCGTACGCTGCTGCCCGTCGTGCAATCGTGCGCGCAGCAGCGGAAGTCGCCCGCAAGCGCGCCACCAAGGAGACAGCATAAATGGACACCGACACCCGGCAGGAGCGCACACAGCGGATCGTCGACGCGTTCTACAAGGAACACGGCCCGTGCTGCGCCGGATGCGACTGGTGGCGGTGGCATAACTCTTTGGTCGGCGAGTGCATCCAAACGGCGCCCGTGGCTGGCACAGAACGGTTTGCAATGCTCGGCGTCGAAAGCAGCAGCCTAGAGCTCAGCGCCGGCCACATCATGACGCCGCGCGAGCACGTATGCGGTGAATTTAAGGACGAGGAAAACTGAATGGACATCGAAAAGCTGAGGGCGCTGGCGAAGAAGTTCCGCGAACCTTGCGGACGAACAGTCGGGCATGGCGATAGCTGTGTCAAGGGATGGTATTGCGGTGCGTGTTCTGACAAGGCCAAAGCCGCTGATTTAGTTGATGAACTGATCGCCGAAGTCGAGGGCACCGATCGTCTTTTGCGGGCATCGGTTCCGGATCGGTGGAAGGACTGCACGTCACCTGTCGGCGCCGTCCAGAGCTACATCGCTGAACTGGAGGCCGAAGTCGAGCGTCTGCGCACCGAGTTGGCTGCCGGTGCCGCGCGCCAGGGCGGCAATACGATCCTCGATGGCATTACGAAATACGAATGGTGGCTCATTGATCGCGAGGGTGACGAGGAATACGTAAAAGTCTCTGACATCAAGAAACGCTTGGGCGCGGCTCCCGCAGCGGGAACGGTGGAGAAGGATGCCGCCTATGACGTTCTGAAGTCGATCATCCAAGATGGCTATCTGTCAGACACGAATACTGCACGGGGTCACGCCGCTATAGAAGCTCACACCAAAGCCGGGAAGGACAGCGCATGAAAATCGTGAACGAAAGGCCGAGCATGGAAAACAACGAAGAAACGCCGGATCGCGTCATCTGGCGCCGCGAGCTACAGGCAGCAGCCGACGTCTCGAGCGAGACCGTGCGGCGCTGGATGCGGGACGGGAAGCTACCAGCACCAGACGTGAACTTATCCCACCGCACGAAGGGCTGGCGCGTTTCCACTCTGCGCGCGGCTGGCATCAACCTTCTCGCATGAGTCGAGCCAGTCGGCAAAGTCCTGCAGCATGGTCGCACGTTCAGGCAGGTATTCCGCGCGGTTGTACGCCGCGCGGATCTTGTCGTCAGGCGCGTGTGCGAGTTGCCGCTCGATCGCGTCCCGGTTATAGCCGTTCTCGTTCGCCCAGGTGCTTGCGATCGTGCGCCAGCCGTGCCCTGTCATCCGGCCGCGGTAGCCAATGCGCGCCAGCAGCGCCAGAATCGCGTTCTCCGACATGGGCCGGTCATCGCGGTGCTCGGCCGGGAATACGAACTCCCCTCCCCTCGACCGCGCCTTCAATTCCTTGAGCAGTTCCACAGCTTGACGCGAAAGCGGCACCAAGTGGTCGCGTTTCTTCTTCATTCGGTCTTTCGGGATACGCCACACCGCACCGTCGATCTCGTTGAACCGCATCGCCCTGAGTTCACCAGTCCGCACCCACGTGAGCGCGAGCAGCCGGAAGGCCAGCACGCTTTGGATCTGGTCCTCAAGCGCGACACGCTGCATCATCTTCGGCACCTCGCTCAGGTCGACCGAAGCGAAGTGCTCCACCTTGGCACGCGCGAACGCATTGCGCGGGTTGATGAGCGCCGCCGGGTTGATCTTCGCGTGCCCATTTTCGACAGCCCACTCGAACACCTGCCCGATCCACATGCGCACCTTGCGGACGTACACGGCAAGGCCGGCGGCGTTCATGACCTGCAGCGCGTCCATCAGGTCCTGTCGCTCGATGCTGCCGATGTTGCGGTTTCCGAGGATTGGCACCAAGTGCATGTCGATCGCGCGCTTGGCATTCGTCCGATAGGTGTCGGAAATGTCGCGTCGGCCTTCCCAAAACTCTGCCGATGCCTGCTCGAGCGTCAGGCCTGTCCGTTGAACGCGCCGCGGCGCCATCGGGTCGCCGCCTTCGGCGAGAATCGCTTTGACCTCATCACGCCGAGCTCGCGCCGCCGCCAGGGTCACCGCTGGATAGGCGCCAAAGCTCATCGTTTGCGGCCGGCCGTCAATTCGGTACGCGAGCCGCCAGGTCTTTGATCCGGTTGTCGACACGAACAGGTGCAAGCCACCGCCGTCGAAAAGCTTCTTTGGCTTATCTCTTGCCGCCTCGGCCTTGCACTGGCGGTCCGTCAGAGTATTTGTAGGCATTGTAGGTTTATACTCAGTGTTATGTCAGCCCATCAGGAGTGAGTATGGCGTCGCGTTACACGATCACACTGGAAGAAGCGCAGCAACACCTTACCTTTGACCCGGACACGGGAATTTTCAGCTGGAACAAGGCCAAGGGTAGGCTTGTTAAGGCTGGCGATGTCGCCGGGAGCGTTCACAGAAGCGGATACCGGCGAATTGGCATATGCGGGGCGCTTGTGTACGCTCACCGCCTTGCGTGGCTCATGCACTACGGAGAAGAGCCGGCCGACATGATCGATCACATCAACGGCAATAGGGACGACAACAGGATCGCTAATCTGCGACATGCCAATGCGTTGATCAACAGCCAGAATGCCAAGAGGGGTAGGCCGAACAGGACGTCCGGCCTGCTTGGAGTGTTCTCTGATGCGAACGGCGCAACGTGGTCCGTTCACATTGAGTTCATGGGGAAGACCGTGCGAACAGGCAGTTTCGCCACCATTGAAGAGGCGCACGAGCGATACCTTGAATTGAAGCGCAGGCTCCATGACGGCTATGTAAGTTAGACTGTTGTAGGCATCGTAGCAAATCTACCGCGCCGATACCACAGAAATGCCTACACATGTTGCGTGTGACTCGGTGTTGTACTGTTGGGTATTGAGGGCTTCGGCAAAAGAAAAACCCTCGTAGAACGTTGATTCTACAAGGGTTTTGTGTGGTTATGTTCGTTGCTATGCGAACATATTTGATATTCCTGGCGGAGGCGGTGGGATTCGAACTACTTGGATTTAAAGGCCCCATTCCCCGGAAAAATCACGATACCAACCAAAATGCCTACACAGCGGTGCCGCTACAAACGCAAAAGTTAAGCGCCCGAATCCCTGATAATCCGCACCGACCATTCCTGCACGTATTCCGCACCGTCCTGGCCGATCTCTGTCCCGTACAGCAGCATCCCGGTCGTCGTCATCGTGAGCAACTGGACGTTTTGAAGCTCAGGGATGAGCGGCCGTCTCCGCTGGTCATTCGGTGCGAACAGCGTCGCCTCGGGCCGGTGGCCACAGATGGCTACGACGAGCTCGCCCTGCACGGCTGTGCTGGCGGAGATTTCACGGTCAGGCATGCGCCGACCGCGCTGCCGGAGTCGTTTGACGATACTGTACATTCGTACAGTATAATGTGACGCGCAGACAATATAAAGCGGAGATCAGCATGGACATGGATGACTGGGACGACCTAGCCGCTGCGGGCGAGGCTGCCAAGCGCGCGGTTCCGGCCGTCGTCATGCGCTACCGCGAGACCAGCGTCCTGACCTGGGCGCTGATGCATCGGATGGAGTCAGAGGTGCTGGCCGAGTTGGCGGCGAGCGGGGAGCATCCAGAATTCGTCCTCAACATGATCCGGTCTGCGCCGGTGCTAGGCTACCCAAGCGATGACCGGCCGGCGTCGTTTGGGCCCGCGGCGGTCATGCCGATCATCTTCAGGCAGATCGAGAAAGTGTGGAATACGGTACACTAGCGGTTACGCTACAGCCAGCATCTCGGGCGTGACCGTGCTCCGGCAGACCTGTCCGAATTCGGTATGGTAGGTGATCGCCGTGCATTGCCGCTCGCTCATCCAACCTCCGCGAGCGGCGTAGGCATCGCGTGACGCCAGTGTCGAGTGCTGCACGACCATCATGCCGGCGTGTTCCTTTTCCTCCACGTGGTGGCGGTGGCCTACGTGGGCATAGCGCTTCGTCGTGTCGCCCCAGACCTTCGGAAACTGCGCAGCGAACAGTAGCGGGAGTTGGTCGTTCTTTTTGAGGTGGCCATGGTGCCATGCCAGCATGGTCTTGCCGTGCTGGTAGACGTAGTACGGCAGTTCCGAATCGATCACCTCCACCCGCGGCTCATTCTCGTACAAGGCCTTGAACATCGCGCGTAGCCAGACGGAGCTCGCCAGATCGTGGTTCCCTTCGGCCAGCAGCACGACAACGTACTCATGTCGCTGCAACGCGAAGCTGATTACCCGGCGCAGGATGCGAATGGCGGTCTGCACGACTTTCTGGAAACGCCCGTCCTGGCTCAGGATGTGACCAGACGTTGGCGTCCTTCCCTCGATCATTCCCATGCCGTCCGAGTGAAGGAAGTCACCCAGCTGCGCCACGATCCCGGTGCGCGCCGGCGGGCTGCCATTCACCATGTGCTCGAAACATCCGACAAGCGTGTCTTCGGCGATCGTCAGATCCCAGTCGCCGTGCGGGTCCAGGTTCTCCTTGTGCCACGCCAGCATTCCGACGTGACTATCGGTGAGAGTGTAGAGGTTCGCCAGCATGGCGTTCGTCACTGCCGGCACCTTTACCGGCTTGGCGCGCGGTATGTCTTCGGCCATCGCTGCTGCCGCTGCGCGCATCGCTTCTTGCTGCATCCCCTGATCCGGGCTCTGTCGCTCCCAAGTGCGCTCCACGTCGCCACCCGGGCCGCGCTGCACAGTGACTTTGCCCATCAGGTAACCGGGAGCGACGCCTTCGGTGAAGTGCCCCGGCGCATACCCCTGACGCGCCGCCGCCTTGGCGATTCGGTCCAGCGCGGCGCAGATCGTTCCCTTGCTCACGCCCAGCGCGCGGGATGCCGGCCGGATGCCGCCGTGCTCGATGACCGCATCGAGGTATAGCGCCTGCTGTGGCGTGGCGAACTGACGCAGTTGCGGGTCGTACTGGCGTGCTTCGGGCATACTCACCTCATGAATTGATGCACGCCGTGACCAGGGCGAGCAGTTGTTCGTTGTCGGCTGTGGCGCGGATGTCGTCGGCCCAGATGGGCACGGAGCCACGTGTTTTCGTCTTGATGACGAAAAAAAGCGCGCCCGGCTCTGATGCAAAGGCGCGCATGCGTTGCAGAAGGTCGGCCATGACAATTTCCGTAAGCGCGGCGCTCAATATTTTTACCAATACTGAACGATTCACTGTTGACTTTGTGTGCTACGATCTGCCAATGACAAAGAACATCAAAGACATTACTGGTCGTCGAGCTGGTAGGCTTACTGCTTTGCGACCGGCCGGGCTGGATGAAAAAGGTCGCTACCTCTGGCTTTGTCGCTGCGACTGCGGAAATGAAAAGGTCTTGCCAATTCAGAGCCTTGCGCCCGGTGGCAATACGAAGAGTTGTGGATGCCTGCGCGCGGAAAATAATCGAAAGCCACGAGTTTACAAATCAGTAAATGTCACACATGGTGAGTCGAGTTACGACAAGGGCGCACGAACTCCCGAGTACAACTCGTGGCTCGCAATGCGGCAGCGATGCACGGATATTAATCACTCCACTTACGTGAACTACGGAGCAAAGGGAATTAGAGTTTGCGACCGTTGGGCAAACTCGTTTCAAGCTTTCTTGACTGATATGGGGCGAAAGCCATCGAAAGGTGCCACCATCGACCGCATTGATGTCAACGGGCATTACGAGCCATCAAATTGTCGCTGGGCGTCAATGAATCAGCAGCAGAACAATAAAACGAATAATCGATATGCTGTTGTGCATGGCGTTCGACGAACCGCGGCAGAAACTGCGCGTATGTTTTCGATCCCCGAGCGGACGATCCATAATTGGATTAACAAGACAGCGCCATCCGAGGATATCTCGGTCCTCATCAGTAAAAGACTATCTCGGCCACGCCTCAATTAAGGTTTTTTTGTCTGAATTAGCTTCTTCAAGTTGCCCTGCCATTTCGTGTCGTCGTCCATTGCACTCTTCAAATAAGTCCCGGTAGGTACTGGCGGCGTCACGTAAGGCATTTTCGGAAGCGCTGGACAGGCTGCTGCTAACTGCGGCGATGGTGTCGCGCAACCCGTTAGCAGACACGCCAGCGCGAGCGGCAAGAGCCTGAATGGTTTGATCACGTTCTTGTGCATGCTGATTCGCCTCGTCGACTTGGGATTGGAGTTGCTGTTCACGCCGGCGCGCGGCGTCCTTGGCCTCTGCGAGCTGCTTGGCGTACTCGGCGCGCACTTCGTTGCGTCCGATGTCGCGCTCGTGCTCGAGGAATTGGTGGGCGCCATAAATCACCCCGGCCGCGAGTGCGCCAAATACGATGATCTCGAACGCAAGCTTGTACGGCGCGAGCCGCAGGAGTAACGCGGCGATCATCGGCGCCACCTGTCAGCCATCAGCGTGGCGGCGGCGTAGATGACGACGATGGCGGCCATGAAAGCCCCGGCGGCCATGCCAAGGAAGAATGCGTGATCGATGCTCATGGCTGGGTGTCCTTCTTCATTCCGAGCGCCACGCCGAGCGCGGTCAGCGTCGCCCCCATACCGAGGCCGTAGGTCTGGAAATCGAAATGCGCGTGCTGCACGACGACATCCCAGATGGCGAGAGCATTGCCTTGCAGCGCAACCCATACGCCCATCACCCTGACGACGCAGATGGTTTCCCCATCAGGCTCGGTAAAGATGTCCCGAAACTGCTTCCTCATCCAATTCAGCATTGCAGTTGCCCTCCTGCCTTAATGAAGACCAGGCGCAGATCCGCCAGGTCGTTTGTGTGCTGCCCATAGGTCGAACCCGGCAGTGACGCCCAGCAGCTCGAGCATTTCGCGACCGCGGTGTCGAATCGCCCCGCCTCTACATCGGCGATTGCGCCGCGCTCCCGAATCTGCTGCACGGCGATCGCGTCTTGGCTCGCCGGCGAAAAGTCGCGCAAGCCCAGTTGCCGTTTGTAGGCGTCGAAGTAGCGCGCGAGCAGCTGGTAGCGGCCAGCTGCCGTGGACTTGATGCCGAGCCGCGGCAGATTGATCGACTGGCGCGGGTGGTCGGCGTAGCTAGCGAACAAGCGCGGGTGATCAGGCGTACTTCCGACGAGGACGTTGTAGCCGTTGTCCGAGGCCAGCAGCAGCCGTGCCGTCAGTTCACTCGTGGCGATCGTGTCCAGAAGGGCCTTGAGGTTTGGATTCACATATCCCCCTTCGTTCTTTCTCGCGCTTCTTTTCTAGCTCGCCTGCGCGCTGTCATCGGCGCCGAGTGATAGAACTGGAATGCGATCCAGAGGATCGAGGCCAACGCAGCCATTGGCGGCAGCACGTTGGCGAACCAGCCAATGATCGTGAAGGTGGCCGCGACCGTTGATCCGGCATCGAAGATGTGTTTGAGGTGGTCCATGTGGACTCGCGCAGATGACCGCGATGAGCGGCCTGGTTGAGGGAAGTGTTTGCCGGTCGGCGCCGGCTCGATCAGTACTTGTCGCAGTGCCCCGGGTCGAACTTGTCGAGGAGCCGGCACAGGACACATGCCCATCGCCTCCCCTCCTTGCGCACACGCTGCGCCCGGGAGCTCAGGTATTCGTCATCGCCGCCGCCCGACATCACGTTTCCGACACGGTCGAACCCCTTGGCGAAGGTCCAGGCGCGCGGGGAGTTGACGATGACGGAAACGAGCATCCACGGCACCGCGAGCACCGCGCACACGACGCAGACCAGCCAGATGCCAAGCAAGCGCACTCGCGCCATAGCGACCTCGCAAAAGAGAAAGCCGCCCGTAGGCGGCTCGTTGGACGGGGAGAATTGAGGCTACAGGGCCAGGATCTGCGCGGCGCGGCCGGCGGCGATCAGGCCTTTTGACTCCAGCAAGGCCACGCCACCGACCGTCAGCGGATCATCAAAATGGATGATGCTCGCTTTGTCAGTCATGGCGCACAGGTCGGCAATGGCACCATCCGTAAGTGCTGCGGCACGGATAGCGGCGCGCTCTTCAGCCGTGAACCGCGTCTTGAGCCACGTGAACGGGTCCATCTGCGCGACGGTGTACGACGCGACGAGATTCGACAACTGCCCGTCGACTAGCTTCTGCAGGAATGCCTCCGACGTCAGCTGTGGGTTGCTCGCGTTGTAGGCGTCCAGCGCACGTTGCAGGGCGACGGCCTTCGGGTTGTCGGTGATGCTGATGGTGAAATCCATGATGACCTTTCGATTAAGTGCAGACGAAGACTTGAGGCCTTGCATTGTTCGACGAATCGACAATGACGGTATAGCCGACCAGTTTTGAGATAGTCGCGACCGTGCTGGGTGTATCCGTGACGGCGTACGCAGTCAATTTTGTGACAATTGCGCTCGTGTCGCTCCCGCCCGTGACCGCATAACCTGAAGCCTTGGATATGTCGGCCATGATTTACGGCTCCGATTCGATGCCGATATTGAAGCCCGTAGCGGTCAGATCCGTGTAGGCCCAAGGGCCGGATGTGCCGGGGTTCGTCGCGAATACACCCTGCACCCGGTTTAGCGCCGCCGGCAAGGCTATGGCGCTCGACATGTAATCGATCCCGCTCGTCCGAACGTTCATTTTGACGTTTTGCGGCCCCGTGCCGCCTTTTGCTCCCCTGGCGGTGATTGCGACCGCCTTAATTGCCGGATTGCCGGTGATCCCGCTTGAGTTCACCGTGAATTGAGCGAGTTCTCCGGATGTCCCGCTGGACATTACGCTAGAGTCATCCAGTGTCGTCTCATTGATGCTGGTATAACTGCCGGAATCCCATGTGAAGGCATTGCCGTTTGCGCTTGGCGTCAAAGTGACGAGGCTCAGCCCGCGCGTATCCGAGTCGGAGACGATAACTTCCGACCAGAGCGCATTCGTAGCCGACGTCGATGTCCCGCCGAGAACAAAGCCGGACAGTGATGTGACGCTGTCTGTCGTTACGTCACCCGTGTACGACCCCACGAGCGCGCCGTCCATGTAAATATTGATGCTACCGGAGGTGCCGTAGTTGACTTGAATATCCCACCGCACCAATGACACCGAAGGCGACACCGACAGGGTTACCAGTGCCGTGTTCGTGTTGCTTGCGTTGCGCTTCACCAGTGCAAATGGGTTGGTGCCGGTGCCCGTACGGATAACCAGTCTTCGCGCCCCAGCTGAATCGGTGAACGCGATTGTCTCGACGTTGGCTGTCGAATTGTTGTTGTTGCTGAGGTACATTCTCGCGGCAAGCCAGAATGAGGACTGGGCCGAACTGAACGACCCGACCCAGCCGTCCGTGAGCGAGGCTGCCGCAACCTGTAAAGCACAGCGGGCATATGCGGTTCGCCGGCCTGCCGTTGTCGCAGTATTGACGGTGCAACTACCGATTTTCGAGAAATCGTGATCCTCGCCGCCGATAAAGTAGAAATTGGTTGTCATAAAACCCCCTCGTTAGCGAGTGCCGGCCAGCACGAAGCCCGGGTCAGCGAGCGTTGCATCCGGCGTGGCCGGCGCGACGATGGACAGGTAGTCGCCGGCCGCAAAAGAGACGGCGCCACTGGTGCTGAACGTGGCGGTCGTTGCGCCCGCGGCATAGGTGATCGTACCGACTGACGTGCCATTCTTCCGCACATCGAATGCTGTCGATGCGGTCGCGGCCACGCTTGCGATGCCAACACTACCGGCGAAATTCGACGGGAAAGCCACCGCGCGTGCGATCGGGACGCGAGTGACTCTCACGCTTGCCGATGGCACGCCAGGGTAAAAAGCCGTTACGTCGAATGGCTGCGCCGGCAAATCCGCCTGCGTGAGCGCGCGCATCGTTGGCGTTGCATCTGCGCCTGATGTCGGGCCGGCCAGTACGGTATTCTTGGCTTGGGTCTTGAGTGCGAATGCCAGTGTTCCGCTGGACGTTACGGGGCTGCCGGACACGGTATAGAGCAAGCCAGGCACGGACAGGCTGACGCTGGAAACCGCACCAACGTCAGTTGCAGCCAACGTGACGGCGCCGGTATGTCCGTTGACGCTGCTGACCCCTGCGCTTGCGATGGCGGCATAGCGCGCATCGCCTTCTGTCTGCGTCAAGTATTGCGAATGCGGGTCGCTAGCCGCAACGTGCGCAGCGACCGCGCTGGAGGCCGCTCCAAGCTCATCATAGGTGCCGGCCAGCGCAACCGCGCGCCGGTCGATGTAGCTGGTCACACTGGTCGTTCCCGTCACAATCTCGTATAACGGAACTTTGCCCGTCGTGAAGCCAGTGGTGTTGTTGGTGACCGCGCCCGAGGCCGGATCGGCTTCAACATAATTTGTCGCCGATGCGGTGAGCGCCACAGTACCGTTGGCGATCACGGTAATCGAGCCGGATATAAGCAGGCCTCCACCGTAATAGCCCCAGGTGAGAGCCGCCGTGGTCGACGCGCGCCGGCCGTACAGCATCGCGGGCGATCCAGCGTCGAACAGAGCGTTCGCGGTGACCTCCTTGCTGGCCTGAGACACGCTAAGCAAGTCGAGATTCGTAGTGCTGTTTGCCATGTGGTTCCCAAAGAAAAAGGCCGCTCGAAAGCGGCCTTGGCTGTGTCCGGAACTGCTAGACCGTCGCTGTCGCCGGATTCCCTCGTCCGATGACGGCACTCAGCTGATAAATGCTCACCGTTACCGCCGACTGCGCAGCGCCGAAGTCCGTCACCTGGTCGGCGGCGACATATGCGACCGTCGGCGTCGTCGACGTCAACGTGCGAACGACCGCGGAGCCGTTGAGAATGTCGACCTCATAGGCCTCCGATGCCTCACCAAGCGGCACGTCCACCCCGGGGCGCCATTCGCCGGAGACTCGCGTGCGCCGTGTCCAGTTGATGGTAAGGTTGCCGCTGGCGTCACGCCCGCCGCCAACCAGCACCGGCGCGTATGGTTTGAGCTCGGCGCCGTCGTTCGTGAAACTCTGCGGCGACGTCCTTGCAAGCGTGTCGCCTGACGTCACGGCCTTGTATAGCCGCGGCATATGCAGGTCGGCCGTCACGCCTGCGATGCGCTGCAGGTTCGTGTCGACCAGGATGAACCGCTCGCCGGTCGTGTGGCTGCCCATCGCGTATTCACTGCCGCGCATGCCACGCAGGAAGCCGGAAACGGCGTAGGTGCCATCGGTGTTCAGGACGGCATTGCGGAAGTACACAATCTCGTCGCCGATGATCGCGACTTGGGCGCCGTTCAGGAACGTGGCGTACGGTACGGACGACAGCGAGCCACGCAACATCATCACCTTGAGGGTGTTGATCTCGTCGGGGATGAGGCCGCCCTCGAAATCCCCGAGCGCGTTCAACACTCGACCTGCCGTGACCGGCGTGGTGATCGCGGCGATCTGCTGGTAGGTCGCGCCGTCATCCTTCGACTGGAACAATGTGCATCCGGGCCACTTGGGATCGGACGAGGACACTGCCGCGTAGAATCCCGGATCATCGTCCGTGTCTCGTAGCATGTTGATATTCACATCAGCTCCAGCGAAGTTATTCCCGGCACGTAGACTGTCTGCTGGTTCGCAGGGGTCTCGCTCAC